TAGATGCGATACAATGGGCTCAAAAAATGGAATGGGAATTTCGCGATGACATTATACCAAATACAGATAATGACATTGCTATCATAAGATTAGATATGCAAGATGGAGAAGAGATTTGGGGAGATGATCCATCTGATGATATAATGCTTGCTCGCCATGGCAAATCATTACGCAGTAGGCAGAATATTAGTGCAGATAAAATTATAGATACATTTAATATGGAAGAGTTTGGCAAAGCAGGAGTGCTTAATATATCTCGCGAAGAATGGTTATCACAAGTCGGACAGAAATTAACAAGTTAATTATTCGTCAGGCACCCAGTTTCTAAATTCTGTAAATAACTTTGCGTACTCAAGTAAATCTGTGCGTAACGTTTGTAAATGTTTTAATTCAAACGGAATATCTAAATTTGCAGAAATATATGTAGGATGATAATAATTTAAAATCACATCTACACGTTCTCGGTCTTTAATTATATCTTGTATTACTCTATGATAAAAGTTTGGATCAGTTATTAAATCAGATAGCCAGTGGTGATGGTCACCATGATTATATGAATATGCCATCTCTCGAACATCAAATGTTATTGCTCTTATGGGATTGATATTATGCCTATATTTGTTCATTACCGGCGGAAAGTACCACCGGGGATCTCGAGTAGCTTGAGTAGATAAAAATGACTTATACTCGTTTACTAAACTTTTGTATAATCCTTTGCTACTAGATCGAACGGTTACTTTGTAATGTTCAATTAATTTATCTGCCATACTCTTATGTCGGACATCAAGCTCATCGTATATATTAAGTAAGTGGGGTATAGTCCACGTACCATTAAAAAACGATGTCGGTATAGATTTGTGTTTGTGGTATTTGTTCAGTTCAGTTGTCAGTCTAACTACATCAAAATTTATAATATCTTTTGACATACTACTACTTATCACATATTGATGTTTAGAATAGTGTGCAGTTTATTTGTACCTTTATTTCTTCCTAACGTAACTCTTGCACCGTCATGTAACGGCTTGGGCCACTTGCCAATGTCAACCCAGGCATACCCAGCACTTTCATTGTTTAATGTAGGAATAAATTCATTAGGTACAACAGCAACGAAACTGTAATACATAAAGTTTTTGTTTCTACTTTGATAAACATCTATAGGATTTAATTTTTGTAGTTCTGGAACGAACCCAATCTCTTCTAATAATTCACGTTGTATACATTCAAATGGAGTCTCACCACGGTCAACCAGCCCACCCCAAAAACCCCAGGTGTTTTTATGACGCTTGTCACTATTCCTTAATTGGAATAAACATCTTCCGGTATCGCGAGCAAGAAAAATTACGCCTGCTCCAGCGACCCCTTCGAATTTTTTTACAGGTTCAGTTTCCAATATCCCGGATTGTACTGCCCTTCGTGTGTGCTCGTCCATGCCGAATTCTCGTATTTGTACTGTTTGTTTGTGTATAAGTTTTTAACATAATGTGTTATAGTTTGTTCACTAGCATCATATGACACTATCCATTTAGCACCGTCATACTGTATAATATCATGTATGTCTGCGGATAGGGTACCCCAATTGTCTCCAACAATTTCGTTAGTAAGTAAGTATCGTTGTCCAGTTGCTACAGCGTCTAATGTGCCATCACCTGGATAATTATTACTAGGATTAACAATTCTTGTTACATCAGTTTGTGTTGTACTAGGTAATGTGTCAGCGTCTATTGTAAAAATTAACTTAGCTGTGTCAATTGAATTTCTAACAACAGTTCCTGTGATTAACGAAGTACTTTCTATATCGCTATTAATGTTTAACTGTAATGTACTTCCTGTTGTTAATGGTATATCGTCTATGTTTACACCTGCACCAGCAAAAGATCCATCAGCACCTTGGGGCGATAATACTTCTAGTAAATCATTCCAATTAGCTTTAACTGTAGTTCCATCATCGTAAACACTTTGGGCCGGAGTACCAGTCGGAGCATTCTTAAATAGTGTTGCTTCAGTACCGTCAATGCTTACCCAATAGTTATTTGGTGTAATTGTTTGTGTTTCCATACTGCCGTCTATAGTTCTAAAGAAGTCGTAAATGTCTGAGTCAAAACCTAAATCTGCTGTACTATCTGTTTTATATACATTAGAAATAATAGCGTTAATAATTTTTTGTCTCTTAACCTTAGCCGGCGGACTTAGCCATATAGGCATAACAAATGTTAACGTAGCAACATCAAGTGTTTCATCTACACCAGCTGGAATACTTCTATTACTCCACTGTATATCTGTTAACTCGACTTCGAATATATTACTCCAATCTAGTGGATTCGAGTTTTGTTGTAACTGTAAACTTGGGTTAAATAATATTAAAACCTGTTCTAACAACTGTAGTTTTTGGTCAGTATTGCTACTCCAAATATCTACTTGCATTGTTAAGTTGTATGGTACAGGCATTATTCTATCTGTGCTGTACAAGTTTCCTTGCCCAGTTTCATATGAAGCTGTACCAGTATCGTATTCTCTTTCAGCTACTTGCATTTTAGAAACTAGTGTAGGATCTTGTGTCCTATCTCTAGCAATTAATAAACTTTGTATACTGGAAGCAATAAACGGAGTACTGTTAACCATGTTCTCACCACCTTTAGTAAGAATGTGAGCAACCATTCGACTCATGTCAGAATATCTAACAGGAACTTTGTTGTAATATGTAACACTATCACGTTTACCCTCTGAAACTTTAAACTCACCAAAGATCCGCATGAACTGTAATAAGTATCTTCTTATCTGTGCGTCATAAAAATAATCCATATTTGCCATATTAGTCTGCCTTTGGTTTCACTACTTTACTGAGATTAGTTTTAATTGGAGCAGTTGTACCGTCTGTGTTAATTGCTTGGTCATCGTTATTAACGAACGAAGTAAGTATCTTATTAGCCGCAGACCAAGCCGCCGTTCTATCGTCGCCAACTTTACGCCAAACAGATAAGTTCTTTAAGAATAATCTATGCGGTTCAAAGTCTGTTCGTAGGAAGTAAGATCCCTCAGCCGCATCAGGCGGGAATGTTACTCCACTGCCAACTACCGCCGCTCCATTTGGAGGAGTACCATCACCTGCTACAGCAATACCCATTTTGTCAGGAGCATTTTCATCTACATACAAATGTCCGCTAGCCAGATAGTTTGCATCGTATGGTGTTTCTGCCGCCGCCATTGCTTGAACTTTATCTGAAATAGCAATTTCTGTACTGTAAGTACTTAATATATTTCGTAAATCATCTGCCTGTTCGCCAGTACCAAGTATATCTCTGTACTCTGGACTGTCTGTTATATTAGTTAGTTTAACTCTCCACAAGTGAGGCCACCATCTGGCATCATAACCTTCTGCTGGTCTACCGGCATCACTAACAACAAAATATCTGTTAATAGCTTCTCCACCACCAAGTAATAAGTCATCTCGTAAATGAGGTAGTTCAATAACGTCACCTGACATTAAACGTCTGCCTAATAAACTTGCACATGTATTCATATGGAAAGTCATAAACAATGAATCATTGTTAACAAACAGTCCAAACTGTGTTAAGTCGAAGTCTGGATCACCAGGAGTATAACTGCCACGTAATTCGTAAATATCAGTGTCATATTTCCTGTCTCTGTTCTCCAAAAACAGCACATCTTGAATATACAAGTCACCAGTTCCGGTACTTGAATCAGCGGAATCATCTGTATAAGTGCCTATGTATTTGTGTACATAAACACCCGTACCACCCGCGTTGATATTCTCGGCTATGATCCTATCTTGAAAATCATAATCGTTTGTTTTGTTCTTGTTCCATAAACTTAATCTAGGCATAGCAGTATTTATCACTTTATAAAGTTCTTGACACAAGATGTGATAATTACTATAATGCATATTAACTGGAGAGTTGGCTGAGTGGCTTAAAGCGTCTCCCTGCTAAGGAGGAGTACGGGTAACTGTACCGAGAGTTCGAATCTCTCACTCTCCGCCAGAATTAATGGTAAATAAAGGTTGACTTATCAGCAAAATACTGTATAATAGTGTGCATATTAACGCAAAGAGACGGTAGTAACATGACATATTACACCCATACAGCAGATCCAATAGGCGTTTTCACAGAAAAAGAACACGGAAATTACTTTGAATTTAGTAATAATCCAGATAACTACTCGCCTGGAAAAAGCTACCCACACATTGTTTGGGTAGGTGATGATATTGGACATGGCTATCGTTATGCTACGGTTAAGAAAACAGTTGCGTATGTTGTAGTCGATGAAGACGAATATGGACTTCCTGTAATTGAGAAATGGAATATCAAACAGCGTAAGGATTATTTCGTATAAATTATAGGCAAGT